GGTAAAGAGTTCGAAGAGAGAGCAGAGCCACTAGAAAGACCATTAACGCTAGAAGGATTTGAATTGTTTTGCTATAACGAAATAGGATGTGTCGAAGATTATTTTAAGAATACTGATAAAAGATACAACGAATTTACTCCCATCTGTACACGTATAAGAAAAGCAATCCGTCAAGATCAGATTGAAGGTGGTATGGTTGGACAATACAATCCGTCCATTACACAACGTCTCAACGGCTTAACTGAGAAAGTAGAAAGCACGATTATAACAGAGCAACCATTGTTCCCTGAGGAGTAAGTATGTTTAAAAGAACAACTGCGATAAATAAGATTCTATCCTTGAAAAAACGAATTAAGATAATTCAAGGAGGAACATCAGCAGGAAAGACATTCGGTATTCTACCTGTGTTGATAGACAAGTGTGCTAAAGAACCAAACCTAGAAGTTTCCGTTGTTGCAGAATCAATTCCTCACCTTAGACGTGGTGCATTAAAAGACTTCATAAAGATAATGCGTTGGACAGGAAGATACAACGATGACAGGTTTAACAAGACGTTATTACGTTACGAGTTTGGCAATGGATCAGTAATGGAGTTCTTCTCAGCAGATGACGCATCTAAACTCAGAGGAGCAAGACGTGACATCTTATACATCAACGAGTGTAACAACGTAACCTTCGAATCTTACAACGAGCTTTCCATTCGTACAAAAAAAGAAGTATTCTTAGACTTTAATCCTGCAAATGAGTTTTGGGTACATAAAGAACTAAAAGACGAACCTGACTCAGACTTCATAATCTTAACGTACAAGGACAACGAAGCATTAGATGAATCAATTGTAAGCCAAATCGAAAAGAATCGTGAGAAAGCATCTACGAGTTCTTATTGGGCTAATTGGTGGAGAGTTTACGGACTAGGTGAAATCGGAAGTTTAGAGGGGGTAATCTTTAACAATTGGAAAACTATTGACACGATACCTGCTGAAGCAAAGTTGATAGGAATAGGACTTGACTTTGGATACACGAACGACCCTACCTCAGCAATAGAGATATACAACTACAACGGACAAAGAATAATCAACGAGATATGTTACCGTACAGGAATGGTAAACTCTGACATTGCCAAAGTGCTACCGAATAGTGTAACAATTTACGCAGATAGTTCAGAGCCGAAATCAATCGAAGAAATCAGGAGATTCGGAAAGATGATCAAAGGAGTAACAAAAGGAGTTGACTCAATTAAGTTTGGAATTGACGTAATGCAAAGACAAGACTACTTAGTTACCAGTGCGAGTACAAACCTAATCAAAGAGCTTAGAAGTTATTGTTGGAGCGTAAAGAAAGACGGAGAGAAAACAAACGTACCTATTGATCATTACAACCACGCTATAGACGCATTAAGATATCACGAGATGGAAACACTAGGTTTAAAAAAGAACTATGGACAATACAACATCAGATGATTTGCCAATGATGAAAAGAGTAGTTGAAGACTACATCTATCAGAAGACAGGAAAACGGATTACAATAGTATTCGATGACGTTATGATGATCAGGAGACACTTCCAAATGTTAACCGCAGCATATGACATTATCGTAGTGCAACAAAACAAAAATTAAATCGTTTTAAAATTATGAAGTTAGAAATTAACGTACCTTCAAGCCTAAGTGAAATTCCACTTAAACATTACCAAGACTTCCTAAAAGTTCAGGCAGATTCAAACGATGAGGAATTTGTCGCTCAGAAGATGATTGAAATCTTTTGTGGTATATCTTTAAAGGACGTAGTTAAAATGAAGCTAACGAGCTTAAATGAGCTAATAGCGCACTTCACAAAGCTATTCTCTGAGAAACCTAAGTTTCAAAACAGGTTTAAAATTACATCAGAAGAAGGCGAGCTAGAGTTTGGATTTATTCCAGAATTAGAGCAGATAAGTTTTGGGGAATACGTTGATCTTGAATCGCATCTTACAAATTGGGAAAGCTACCATAAAGCAATGGCAGTAATGTACAGACCGATTATCAAAACACGAAAAGATAAATACGATGTTCTACCCTATGAGCCAAACAAAGACTTTCAGGAGTTAATGAAGTTTGCACCTCTGGATGTAGTTATAGCATCTAGTGTTTTTTTTTGGAATTTAGGAAACGAGTTACTGCAGGCTACCCTGAGTTATTTGGAGAACGAGATGAAGAAGAACAAGAATCTTACAACGACTTTTCAGAAACAGCTCAATTTGCAAAACGATGGGGATGGTATCAATCAATATATGCAATCGCTCAAGGAGACATTACAAGATTCGATGAAGTTACCAATTACAAACTTACTAAATGTCTCACCTATCTCGTCTTTGAAAAGCAAAAAACAGACATTGAAAGAAGACAATTTGAACGCAATTTAAAACGATGATAGGATTCTACGACATACTAAACAAACTAAAGATACATTTTGACAATGACGAGATCGTAAACACGGTAACGCAAGGAGATATCTTTCAGGTTGATCTTAATAAACAAACTATCTTTCCGTTAACGCACATAATGGTAAATAGTTCTACGTTGTCAGATAACACGCAGACGTTTAACGTGTCGTTGATAGCAATGGATATCGTTGACATCTCAAAAACGGAAGTTACAGATGTATTCCAAGAAAACAACAACGAGCTTGACGTTTTAAATACTCAGCATCACGTCTTAAATAGATGTTACCAACAGATGCTTCACGGTAATTTATGGGATCAGCAATTTGTAGTAGAAACAGATCCTACACTTGAGCCATTCACAGAACGATTCGAGAATTTACTAGCAGGATGGACAATGACATTCGACGTTGTAGTTCCTAACGATATGACAATCTGCAATACTGATAGCTATGCTCCGTTTTGTTCACCTGCATTTGTGATAAACACGGACGCAAGTTACTCAACAAGTGTGCCATCAGGAAGCACATTAACGTTACCTAACACGACATTGAATCTACAAATAGACGGAACACAAGTAGCGACATCAACATTTGCAACTTTAAGCAATCAACTTATAAATTTAGTATGGCAATAGACATAAACATTCCATCACAGGTAAAGAACTACACCAACCTAGCAGGATTTCCTGTTACAGGTGCTTTAAAAACTATCTTCATAGCAGAGGACACCAATAAGACTTATCGTTGGACAGGTTCAGCTTATGTAGAGATTTCAGCAACTGCTGCTTCTACGTGGGGAGCAATCGGAGGAACACTATCTGCTCAGACAGACTTACAGAACGCTTTAAACGCAAAGGTAACAGGTAACACTGCAATCACTGGAGCAACTAAAACAAAAGTAACCTACGATTCTAAAGGATTAGTAACTGCAGGAGCAGACGCAACTACTGCTGACATTGCGGATTCTACGAATAAACGATATGTTACCGATGCTAATCTAACAGTAATTGGAAACACAAGCGGAACTAATACAGGAGACCAAACATTAATCGGACTAGGTGGCGTCCCAACATCTCGCACCCTAACAATAAACGGAACTACACAAGACCTCTCAGCAGATAGAACATTCACGATATCTACGGGAATCACAATCGGTACGACTGCAATCACATCGGGTACTGTTGGACGTGTATTGTTTGAAGGTACGGGGAATGTGGTGAGTGAGAGTGCGAACTTGTTTTGGGATAATACGAATGCACGTCTTGGATTGGGAACTGCTACACCTTCAGCACCTTTGGGCATTGTAGGAAGCACAGCGACAACGGGATTAATTAGCATTACTAATAATTTCTCAGGTCAATATCCGAATGCAATGACTATTTTGTTTCCAAATCAAACATCATCTTCACTTCAGTCAGCTGCGTTTTATGTAGGTAAAGCACTAACTAGTAAAAATGGTTATGGATTTAACTACATACATTCAGCAGATGCAAGCAATGCTAATAGAGGTTCGATTGCGTTTTATGGCGTTGATAATATTTTGAATTGGTTTGCAAGTGGAAATGTTACTTTAAATTCAACCACAGACGCAGGATTCAAGCTTGACGTTAATGGGACTGCGAGGGTGAGTAGTAATATTAATACAAGCGGACAATTTACGAATGTAAATACAAATAATTTTACGACTGCTCCAATAGCATTGCGTTCAATAGGAGCGGACATCTCTGGTATTAGTATATATAAAGCTTCGTTTTCACATACAAATTCAATACAATTTTTATCAAATGATACAAATAATAGATTTAGCATAGGGCAAGGCTATATCGGAGCTTCTAGTTCTATTGATTTTAATATAGCAAGATTTGCCTCATCTGCTTGGACTAACTCATTTACAATTTTTAATGCAACGGGCAACGTAGGCATCAACACAACAACGGATGTAGCTTCATCCAAACTTACAATCGAAAGCACAACACAAGGATTCCTTCCTCCACGAATGACAACCACACAAAAGAACGCCATTGCAACACCTGCAACGGGACTAATGGTATACGATACAACTTTAAACTTAATGGCTTTATATAACGGAACAGTATGGACAACACTATAACAACAAACGGAGTAGCGATACAACCTATCGTCTATCCACTAAACGAAGGTACAGCGACACGAATGACTGTACTTGTATTGAACTTTGAAACGACTGCGGTAACTTGCACAACGTATTGGCAATTACTAACCGAAGACGGAAAGCAATTAAGTCAAGGGAACTATACTTTAACTGAAGAACAATTCTTAACTTGGGGGACTGATAACTCAGTTGTAAACGAATACGTTGCTGAAGCTATCGGAGTAGTAATCATTTAAAACACGAAAAATGTTAACATTAAACGAAGAACAAGTAAAGCAATTAGAAGCTATCTTAAGTGAACTACCGATGAAGTTCGGAGTTCCAATCTTGAATATCTTAAACGAAGCTAGTAAACCAAAGGATGAAGCAGAGTGAACTTCAAAAGGAATTAGATAGGTTTAAAAACTTTGTCATCAGCGAATCGCAGAAGAACTTGCGTAAGCTAGGAAAAGACGGAGGTAAACTTTACGATTCAATTGAAGGACGTGTTAAAGCGAATCCTAACTCTTTTGAAATGGAGTTTTCGATGGAGGAGTACGGAATCTACCAAGACAAAGGAGTTTCAGGTACTGAGAAGAAATACAATACTCCGTTTAAATACAAAAAAGGAAACAAGAATGCACCACCACCTAGAGCATTTGATAAATGGGTTGTAAGAAAAGGATTATCACCTAGAACAAATACAGGAAAGTTTGCCAGTAGAACAGGGATTAAATTTGCTTTATCTAGGTTCATACAGAAAAACGGAATCAAACCTACTTTATTCTTTACGAAACCATTTGAGAAAGCATACAAGAAATTACCACAAGATTTGGTAGACGCATTTGGAGTAGATGCAATAAAATTATTTAACGATTCAATATATTTAACACAAAAATAGATGGCAATTTTCGCACGTTCACCTTACATTCTAACAATCAACGAAACAGGACAGACTGCTTCAATGATTCAAATCTTTCTTTGGAATGGAAACACGACTCCAATGCCGAGTTCACCTGCGTACACACTAAGTAAAAACATTCCTTCATCTAGTTCACCTGCTACCTACTACGACTTGTCACCCTACATACGTGAGTTTATCAATCACAATACATTACAAACGATTACGACAAGTAATGCTGCTACTCCCGCTGCTCAATGGTGTTGGATAGGAATCAAAACATTTAAGAAAACTACAGGTGGATTCGTTCAGTTTGGATCAACAATCACAAGACGTTGTTATGAAGGGTACGGAAATTACACGGATGGAGCAAATCCTAATCTCAGCAGAGTTCACTTAACCGAAGGAACTTATAATTACTATTTAGACGGAAGTGGAAACACTGGACACTTGACTATTGAAAATATTTCAGGAGACACAATCAAGTATACAAACCTAGTAACAGGTGCAAATAATACTTCGTCTTTAGGAACGTTAAACGTACAAGACTATCCTAGAGTGTATTCATCGTATTTAAGTGCAGGAAATCGCGTTGAAATCATCAACGGAGGAAGTACAGTATGGAGTGCAACGTTTAGACCAAAAGACGAATGCAAATACACTCCCGTAAGATGTGACTTTGTAAATAAATTTGGAGCTTGGCAGACTGAGTGGTTCTTCAAAGCAAGTAACAATTCAATTAACGTTGAAAACACGGAGTACAATTTAATGCCACAAACTTACCCAAGTTACAATATTCAGGAAGGTCAAAGAAAAGTATTTAACACGAACGCAAAAGAGCAAGTCAAGGTAAACACGGATTGGGTAAACGAAAGCTATTCTGAAGTGATTAAACAACTAATGCTTAGTGAAAGAATATTACTAGACAAATCACCTGTGAAAATCAACACGAAATCAACTGAGTTATTCAAAAGCATAAACACTCACATGATTAATTACCAACTAGACTTTGAATATGCTTACGACCTAATTAACTCAGTAGTGTAATGAATAGAAAGGTACAAGTATACATCGAAGGGCAAAGACTCGAACTATTCAACGATGAGCAGATTCAGGTAACATCCACACAACAGAACGTAGCAGACATTTCAAAGACTTACACGGACTTTTCCCAGAGTTTTACCGTTCCTGCTTCGCCATATAACAACGCTATCTTACAACACTTTTATCAGAGTGATGTAGATGCGACTATTGATCACAACATTCGTAGAAATGCTTTCATCGAAATTGACTTAACTTTCTTTCGTAGGGGTAAAATTCAGATTGATAAAGCACAACTAAAAAACGGACAAGCAGAAAGCTACTCACTATCTTTTTACGGAGAAGGTAGAACATTATTAGACCACTTTGGAGAGGACTGGTTATCAGATTTGGACTACACAGATTTAAACCATACTTACACTGGTACGGAAGTAAAAAATAGAATAACAGACGGAACGAATGCTTATCACGTTAAATACCCGTTGATAAGTTCAAAACGTATATGGACTTGGACAGGTCAAGCACCTACTACAATTACTCCAAGTTGGCTAACAATACCGACTGCTTCTGCTAATGACATTCAAAAAAACGCAGGACACATTCACTACAACGAGTTATTTCCTGCAGTTAGAGTGAGTAAAATCTTTGGACAAATCGCAGCTAAATACGGAATTTCATTAAACGGAAACTTTCTAAGTGATGATAGATTTTCTAAATTATTCTTGTGGTATAAAAACAGAAATGAGTTTAACTTCTTTTCAGAATCTCAGGTTATTGATTTTCAAAATATATCAAGCAATGTAATTGGTGGTTTAAATCCATACAATCCATCCGCCAATATTAGTTTAGCAAACAATTCAATTACTCTGCAATATCTACAAGACGTAACTAATTACCAAATTAGAATAAATATTACTTCATCTTCTGCTTCCGTTGGATGTATGTTAGATGTTTACCAAAATGGGAACTTATACCAAAGTATTCCATTTATAGGTACTGGTTTTTTACCTTCAATTGGAGTATTAAATACCGCAGGTTTAAATGCAGTATATACTTTTAAGATACGTTCTAATGCAGCAGTTACAATAGATAGTGAAATCAAGTTTGATATTACTACTCTTATAGATGACCCCAGCACAGGCACACCTACGCTAAACACAAACTATGCAATTGTTCAAATGTATGCAAATACACTTACCGTAAACACGGACTTATCTGCACTTGCTCCTGTAATGAAGGTAGGAGATTTCTTTAGTGGTATTTGTAAGTTATTTAATTTGACTTGTTACGCAACTTCTTCTAACACTTATCAGTTAGAGCCTTTGGACGATTGGTACTCACAAGGTGCGATTGTAGACATTTCTAGATTCACAGACGTAGATACTATTGACGTAGACAAGATGAAGCTCTACAAGAAGATAACGATGAAATATCAAAACTCGGAATCATTCTTAAATAAGCAATTCAGTCAACTATTTATGCGTGAGTATGGAGATACTTCTTATCAGTATTCTTACGATGGAGATGAGTTTACCTTAGATGTACCTTTTGAGAACTTGTTACAGACTAAATTCACAGGCACTAATTTACAAGTTGGATATTCACTTAATAACGAGTTTGCTCCGTATGTTCCTAAACCAATACTACTTTATCAATACGACAATAAAGACGTAGACTTTCACTTTAACAACGGAACTACCACAACTAACATAACAAACTACACGCCATTCGGACAAGATCTTTACACGAACTTAACTGATTACACGCTAAACTTTGCTCCTGACATTTCTACGATACTAAATGTTCCAGTACAACAAACTTTATTCGGAACATACTACTTTTCTTACTTGTACAATCTTTACAATTTAAAGCAAAGATTGATCAGCGTGAAAACGATTCTACCTATCGGACTTTTGACAGGATTGAAATTAAACGATAGATTGGTAATCAGAGATAAGCGATACATCATAAACTCAATGCAATCTAATCTAACCACAGGAGAGGTAAACTTCCAACTTATCCTAGACTTTAGACCGATGGTAAATGCTACTCAGATACCAAATGTAGGAGTAGATGGAGGAGATATCCAAGTGGCGATTGACTTTGTAAACGATACTTACTCAGCTTTAATAACTTGCACAGATACAGATGTTACAATTTCACCTAATGAAATATTTGCACCTCAATTTGTCACAGTTACAATTCCTGCAGGAGCATCAGGCACGGTGTACGATTTGAACGTTAGATATATTTTGAACTCAGGAGTTACAGAAACACGAACAATAAACATAATTCAAAGATGATAAAGAACATAATCGCAATGCTTACTATAGATAACTTCTACGGAATATCAGAGAACATAGACATCGCAAAAGGAAAGTACGCTTACACAACATCCTTTCGCAAAATGACACGTCAAGAAAGAAGAAAACACGCACTTAAAAAAGTAAATAATGGCTGAAAAGAAAGTAATTGAATTAGACTTACAGACAAACTTAGGAAGTCTTAAAAGTCAGTTAAAACAAGCTCAAGCAGACGTTCAAACTTTATCCGATAAGTTTGGTGCAACATCCCAAGCAGCAGCAGAAGCAGCTAAGAAAGCAGCAGATTTAAAAGATAGAATCCAAGATGCAAAAGCGTTAACCGATGCCTTTAATCCTGACGCTAAATTCACTTCTCTTACACGTTCTATTGGTGGAGCATTAGATGGATTCCAAGCGTTTGAAGGTGCATTAGGTTTAATTGGAGTTGAATCAGAAGACCTACAAAAAACGTTGTTGAAAGTTCAATCAGCAATGGCATTTTCTCAAGGTATTCAAGGAGCATTAGAAGCAAAAGATTCATTTATTCAATTAGGAGCAGTTGTTAAAAATGCGTTTAGTACAATGACTACTGCTTCTAAAGCATTTTTAGTAGGTGGTATTGGATTAATTATTGCTGCTGTTGGATTAATAATTGCTAATTACGATGATTGGTTTGGAGCATCTAAAAAAGTAGCGGAGCAACAAAAAGTAATCTCAGAACAAGCAAAAGAACAACGTCAAAATATTGCTAAGGAATCAGGTGAGTTTGCAACTTTAATATCTAGACTTAAAAACACTAACGAAGGAAGTAAAGAACGTGCAGACTTAATTAAAAAGATTAACGGACAATACGGAACTACTTTAAAAAACATTAAAGACGAAACTAAATTCCAAGAATCGTTAAACAAAGAATTAGCGTCTTACTTAGAATACCAAAAAGCAAAATACCTTCTTCAGAAAAACGAAGAATTTATTATAAAGAATCTTGAAAAACAAGATGAATTAAGAGCAAAAATTGCAAAGGCTGAAAAAGACAGAGATAAAGCAATTAAAGATGGTGCAGGACAGCAAAAAAGAACATTAGAAGAAGGAATCACAACCTATGTAAACTTAAACGAAGAAGCAGATAAGGCATTAGAAAAAGCAAACGAAACAATTAGCAAAAGTAACAAAGCGTTAGAAGCAGCAGAAAAAAGATTTACTGCCTATGGTTCAGCAGCTAATACAGCAGCAAAAAATGTAGACAAACTTACTAATAGCGGAACTAAATATGTTGAGCAAACTACAGACAAAGTAGATAAGGTAGAAGAAAACAACGAAAAAGAATTTGAAAGCTATGATGCATTAGAATATAAAAAAGCTCAGCTATTAAAGCATTCAGAACTTACTTTACAAGGACACGTTAATGAAACTGTAAGAATACAACAAGAAGCAGCTGAATACGAATTACTAATATTACAAGGTAAAGCAACGAAAGCTGCTCAAATAGATGAAGCGGCACATTCTAAAAAAGTAGAATTAGCAAAAGCAGGATTAAGTGCTATTGCACAAATAACAGAGTTATTCGGAAAGCGAAGTGAGAAGGCAGCAAAGGCAGCGTTTAAGATTCAGAAAGCAGCTAATATTGCGAGTGCATTAGTAACAACTTACCAAAGTGCAACTGCAGCGTATGCATCACAATTTACGCCATTACCTGACCCAAGTTCGCCTGTACGTGGAGCAATCGCAGCAGGTATTGCAATAGCATCAGGTTTAGCAAATGTAGCTAAAATTGGACAACAAAAATTTGAAGGTGGCGCACCAAGTGGTGGCGGTGGAGGTGGCAATAATGCAGGTGGCGGTGGAACTGTTGTATCTCCAAACTTTAACGTAGTAGGTAACTCAGGAATCAATCAGTTAGCACAACTTCAACAAACACCAACTAAGGCTTATGTGGTTTCTGGAGATATGACAACTGCACAAGCACTAGATCGCAACAGGATTGAAAATGCAACATTAGTACAATAAAATCGTTAGAAAGTTATGCATAAAATTATCGAATTAGTAATAGACGAAAAGGATTCATTAAGCGGAATTGACGCGGTTTCTGTGGTTCATTCACCAGCAATTGAGGAACATTTCATCCATTTATCAAAACACGAAATAGAACTCAAAGAAGTAGACGCTGAGAAAAAGATTATTATGGGAGCTGCTTTAGTTCCTAACAAGCAAATCTACAGAGTTAATCCTAAGACAAAAGAAGAATACTACATTTACTTTTCAGAGGACACGGTACGTCAAGCATCAGAGTTATTCTTAATGAACTCAAACCAAAATAATGCTACCTACGAACACGACAAGAAGTTAAAAGGAATGTCTGTAGTAGAAAGTTGGATAATTGACGATAGTAAAACGGATAAAAGTCGATTTTATGGCTTTGATTTGCCAAAAGGAACTTGGATGATATCAATGAAGGTAAACAACGATGAGGTATGGAAAGATGTCAAGGAAGGTAAAGTAAAAGGATTCAGCATTGAGGGTTACTTTGCTGACAAGTTAGAAATGTCGCAAATGTCTGAGGAAGATTTATTACTAGAACAAATCAAACAAATAATTATACAAGATGAGCAAATCTAAAACACCAAGTTATTCAAGCCCTAAAGGTGGACGCAGAGGATGTCTATGTGAAAACGGAAAATACTCAACTAAATGTTGCGATGGAAGTCTACAGGCACAGGGCATAGGAGTCGTACAAGGCATTGATTCAGTTACGATAACTGAGAACGCAGGAGTAAGAACAACAGTACGTCAAAACGGATAAAAATACAACAGAAATATAATAATTATCGTTTTAAAATAAAAAAGAACAATGGGATTAAACGAAGTATTTAAGAAAGTTGCGGGCATTAAAAGCAACGCTGCAGAGTTAGCTTCTCACGAAGTTGAATTATTTAAAGTTGAAGATACAATTAAATTGTATGAGAAAGGTGTTCAACAATTGAAAGATGCAGATGCTGAAAAAGTTAAACTTGCTCAATTGTACAGTAGAGCTTTAATCATATTAGAAATGAACGTACCTGCTCAATTAGATGACAGTATTAAAAAACTTATTGATTTAGGAATTAACGATAAAGCAGCTGAATTAAAATCACAAAAAGACAAGTCTTTAAAGTTAGCATCTGAATACAGTAAATTATATCAACTTTTAAAATAAAAACGAAAAATGAAAAATAGCACAATTAACAAAATCAAAGCACTTTTAGGAATGGAAGTGAAATTAGAGCAAATCAAGTTGATAGACGGAACTACGGTTTTAGAAGCAGACGCATTTGAAATGGATAACGAAGTATTTATCGTTACTCCTGATGAGCAAAAAATTCCTTTACCAATCGGTGAATACGAATTAGAAAGCGGAATGATCCTAGTAGTAGAAGTTGAAGGTATCATCAAAGAAGTTAAAGAAGCTCCAGTGGCGGAAGAAGTTATGCCTGAAGATGAGGTTGCTCCTGAAGTTCCTGTAGCTGCTGCTGAAGAAGTATCTGCTCCAAAGAAAACTATCGAATCTATTGTTAAAGAAACTTTCTTCTCGGAAATCGAAGCACTTAAAAACGAAAATATT